AAATTTGTATTGGTTGTTGTACCCCAAGTACCTGAACCATCTCCTGTGGCCATCTCATTTAATCTGAGATCATTTACATATGTGCTTGCCATTATTTACCTCTTGTTTTTACGCAACTGCCTCCCAACTGGGAGTTTGAGTGTCTGTTATAGTAGTATAGTTTGGAGTTTGGCTTTCATCAATACGTGACCATATCAAAACTGTTCCTACTGATCCTGTAGCGCTTTGTCCGACTGGATAAACGTTTGCTGCTGCATCTGTGGTAACTGTTCCCAAAGATCCAGTTGCAGCATTAAGTGTAACAGATAAATTGTTATTGGTAACAAGACTTATTGTTCCAAGGGCTGAAGTGCTTGTTTGCCCTGTAGGTGTTACGTTGGCCTCACCATCTACTTCAACAGATACAGCGCCTAATGTTCCTACAACTCCAGGTAATACAGCTATTGCTTGCGCATTAACTCCAGCAGTTGGAGCGCCAGCTGTTCCAGCTTGGCCTGTTGGTATTACATTAGCTTCTGCATCAACTGCAACAGTGCCTAAAGCAGATGTTCCTGCTCCTGGAGCTGTAAGTGTAACTGGAAGCGGTTCGCCCCACGTGAGTTGGCCCCACGTGCCTCGACCCCAACCATTGATATTAGCCATTTAAGGCTAGGCGATTCTTATAATCGCTGTGCTGGCTGCTGCCGCTGGGAATACAATGGTAAAGTCTCCTGCTGTTGATGTTTTGTCTCCACCAAAATCTATGGTTGCTACTGACTTGTCACTGTTAGTATCGTTATAGATCATACAACCTCTTGCAGTTACTGTAGCTGTTCCAAAAGTTAAATCAGCAAAGTCAGTAAAACCAGTAGTTCCCGAACTTGTAGGGTTTATATTGGTTAATGCTGCTCCACCTGATGTGTAGTTGGTCCCAGATGCTTGGCCTGTAGTGGTAAAAGCTGTGGTAGCTGCTCCCAGTGTAGCTGAACTTGTATATAAAGCTAGCTTAAATGAATTACCACCTGATGCCTTAAAGTTATGTGTGCCGTCAAGTAGTTCTTTTTTAAAACTAGTTGTCAATGTAGATGTTATTGCCATTTCAAATACCTTTTATTATTTTTGCTAAGTCTTCAGCATTTCCTTGAGCTAATTCTTGTATCAAAGATGCTTTATAAGATTTTATAGCATTTTTAATATATATCAAACAAACTTTATAAATTAAATCTTCGTAAGCTCTTGCTTGATCTTTTATATGTTGATCGCTTTCGTCTGAATAACCAACAATTTTTTGAGTTAATTGTTTGGCCCAAAACTCAGGTGAGTGTCCACCAAAATTAGTGGTTGCAACTTCAACAACACCCAACTTAGGCATTCCATCAGGTGTTAAAGAATCTACCATTTTTTTGGTTCCGGAGTTTTAAGATGGCCATCGTTTCTATCTATTAATATAGGTTCTATATTTACTTCTTTTTTGTCTTCCATTACCTCACTCATTTTCATGCTGGTCATAAAACCTTTTCCATCTGCCATTACAACCAATGGATCATTAAGCCTGTGGTATCCGTATAATTTTTCTTCTGCTATAACATCTGTGTCAAGCAAAGCACTTGTTTTAGCAACCTCAACTTGAACACCTAAATGCATAGCTTTAGAAAGCCAAAATTCTACACAAGCTCTACCAGATTCTGCAAAGTGTAAATTACCTTTATAACTAAAGTCTATTCCAAACAGCTTAATTGTTTCTACTTTGTTCCACAACGCAAAAGCAATTGCATAAGCAACTGTATTGTTTAAATAACAACAATTAAATTCTTTTAAAATTTCATTAATAGGGAATTCTATTAAGTTTTTGCATCTGTCATCTAATTCACAAGTGTAAATGGGCTTATCATCGTTTAACAAAACTTCAATCATTCCATCTGTTTGGCCCCCAGCATCATCGGTGTCTAGAAACCTACTGACTGGGTCCATCATAAATGTTCTATCGTGAAATATTACAGATCCTACTGCATTAATTGCCCATATTTCATCAAATTTTGCGCCATGTGATCTTGCTAAATTAAAATCGTGCCAACTTTTACCAAGACCTACAATAGCTACACTTTTGCCTTCAAGACTTTTTATCTTTTCCATTCTCTCTCCTTTCCAAATCTAACTAACTTCTGTTCTTAATGAATCATACCTATATTCATCTCTTCTTCCTCTTGCCTCTGCTCTATTTTTAAGTCTAGAAACTTCTTGACCAAACCTTGCTTCATACATGGTTTGACTTTCTACAGGAAGTTTCATAAAAGAAGATGCTTCTATTAAACAACCATAAAGCAATGCATTACGAGCATTTTGAGATATCCAAGTGCCAGTGGTTGCTGATGTTAAACTGGTTGGTTTGTAAAGATAATGAAGTTCAACATTGTAATCTGCATCTGGAACTGGAGAAACTATTAAAGTTGAGCCATTGTTAGATGCAGTAGAAAGTTCTTTATCAAAATCTGCATAATACAAAGGCCTACCTCTTTCTGAAGTAGCTACTGCATCATTAGAATATTCACGCATAAAACTAGGATGTTTTTTGTCTAAATAATGATAATCATTGCTGCTATCAATAATAGCCAATGAAAAACTTAAGTTAAAATCTGATGGCGCTGTTAAGTAAGTATTACCAGTTGTTAAATTACCTGTTACATTTTTTCTAAAAAAATCAAATTGAATTAATTCAAATATTCTTTCTTCAGCATTTAGTATCATGTCATTTAATGTAGCAACAAACGTTGTTTCATCGTTTTCAACATAATTTTGTATCAGTGTTTTTAGTTCAGTTAATGTCATAATGTGATTGTAACCTCTCCAACAGAACCTGTCATTTTATCTACAGTAAAGTTTGACCCAATAATGTTAGGGTCCATTGAATTGCCTTTTGTAATATCTGTGTATGTTACAACCACAAAACCCTCACCAACTCCAAAATCACTACTTGGTCTAGGTTCGTATAAAGCTTCAGGGTCAACAACATGTGGCAAAGGATCTAGTTGTGGGTGTTTAGGTTCAAAACATTCTTGACATGTTTTTAAACCATTCCATTCTTTTCGCAAAAAAGAAAGTTTGTATTTAAATCCACAACGATCACAAATGGCTAATGCGTATTTACCAGTTGCATACGCCATGATTATAAACCTGGTTTATATGGAGAGATTCTAAAAGAAGCTCTATCCTCATCTTGGCTCATAGCCCTTTCAAATTCTTCTTCATACATTTGTTTTAACATAACAACTCTTTCCGGGGCTTTTTTAATTGCAATATAATATGCAAGTCCAGCTGCAAAACATGGATAAAATCTAAAAGGCATGTCCATGGTGTTAGTTGCTTTGTCAGCATCATCCATTCTTACAAGTTTATTAAAAACTAATATATCAGTGGAGTTTTCCGGAGCAGGCCACACATTTAATACTGGAGTAATAGATTTTTCAAAAAAGAATTGAGAGGGTCTAGCTTCAGAAGCTTTGTTTGGTATGTTTAAAAACTCACTTCTGCCTATTCTAGACATTTGTAAGTCAGTGGTTGTTCCACCACTTGTTCTTCTAAGAGAACAATCAAGTATATCGATAATATTTGCAGTTAAAGTATAACTTGTTGTGCCTTGAGTAACAGTTTGAGTAGCTTGTTCTACAGTCCATTGATTTAGACCTCTGTTGGCCCATTCAGCTAACATTAAGTTAATAGATCTTTTTGCTGTTTTTAAGTCATAGCCAGTTCTAAGTTCTAAGCCACATCTTTCAAATGCTTCTTCTACAAACTCAGCTACGTTTGGCTCAAAATCTGTGCTGCTTGACGTTGCCATTATTCATCCTCTGCATATAAGTTATCAAAAATTTTGTTTACATCTAAAGTATAGTCTAAATCAGATTTAGAATAGTGTATATGCCCCGAAGGTTTAAAATCTGGAGCACCACTACCTGTTTCAAACCATGCTGGATGAGTTACTCTAACCCTGTTGTTGGGTAAAGCAACAATATTTCCTGTCCATTCTCCTGCATCTAACAACTCTAATACGTGACTTTGTTTGTGTTGAGCTGGATCATCTGCTATTTCATTTTCAGCATAATCCACTGTAAACATGTATTTAGCAGGAAAAAATTGACCATCTATCTTTGCCATCCAAGGACATGGTGTTGCTCTATTTATAACATAAACTGAGTTTGTATGCGATGAACAATCCCAAGGCTGTGCATCGTGTACTGCCATAGGTTCGGGCCACTCTGAAAAAGGAGTATCGCCAACTAAAGCTGTAATTGGCATTCTAGCCCACATAGCACCGCCATGAATAGTATCTTCTGGCTCACCTTCAGCTTCTATGCCTGTAAATATAATATGGAAACTTAAACATCTAGTCGGCATGGTGGTTACACCAATTGCCATTGCATGTAAGAACTCACCATGATATTTATCATGGTTGTGCGTATACTCTCTCCTTACCCAACATTTAAAGTAGGGTATATTACTATACAAATAAGCCAATCTTACCTCTAAGAATATTTGGTTTTTTTCCTTCTGTTGGACATTACTTTACCACAACCTCTAGCAATTCTTCTAACTTCTCCGCCATTTTTTAATTTAACTTTAGCTTTTGGAGTATTCGATACAACAGTCTTGCCTTTTTTACCTGCTGCTTTTTTCTTTTTTGCTGTAGATGCTCTTTCTGATTGTGAAAGACTTTTAGCTTTTGACATTGGTAAACAACGATCTGGGTTTTTCTTGTCCTTGCTGGTTCCACATTTTCCTTTAATAGAACCATCTGTCCCTATGCGAACCCAGTTTTGATCAACCCATTTTTTTAGCTCGCCCATTAGCCTCTTTGCCTGTTTTGCCTAGCTTGTCTGCCTCCACCTACAAGGCCACCATCTTTCATTTTTTTTGCTTTTTTCTTTGAGCCTTTTGCATAGTTTGGATCTTTACAATATTTAGACGCTGCCATGTTTGCATAAGCGCTTGGATATGTATCAAACGTTCTTTTGGCCCACGCCTTTCCTTTTGGACATATTTTAGCCATTAGCACTTCCACCTTCGTCTTGCTTGACGTATTCTTGAGTTAGGATCATTTCTTGTTTTAGCTGAACTGCGTTTAAGTTGGCCAGCTGATCTAGCGCAATAAGACTTACGTCTTTTGGCTGCTTTACTACCTTTTTTAACTTTGCCTGTTACAGCTGTTTTTAATTTAGAGCCTGGGTTTGCTCTGCGATGAGCAGCAACTCCTTTTCTAGTCATACCAGCCCCACTTTTTGTGGGGCGATAATTAGCTCCTTTGCCTCTAGTTGTTCTTCTAATCGGCTTTGCTGCTTTTCGAGGCATTATGCATAAAATGTTGTCATAGTGCCAAAGGTACTTTGAGTGTATTGAATGTAAATACCATCAGTAAACAACAATCCATTATCCGGAATGGTAATATCTCTGGTTACTGTAGCAGATGCTACAGATCCAAGTTTAAATAAACTCGTTCCTGTTGGAGAGGTTGTTAAAAAATCAATGTTGCCAGCTGTAGCAGAACAAACCAAATTTAACCCTTGTAGTCTAGCCCTTCCTGCAAAAACAACATCAGCCGCTGAATTATTAATTCCTGCTGAAACATTGCCTGCTGGATTACCAACTGCTGATATGCCAGATATTGTTTTAAAATATTTGCTTCCAGTAGCTGTGCCTGCATTAGCACCTGTTATAGATTCAGTTTGAGCATCGCCATTTACATCTGTTCCTGTAACTGTAAAAGAAATACCTGAATCATCTCCAGCTGATAAAATAGTAACTATTCTTCCAGAATTAAGAGCAACTGCTCCACCGTCAGCTAACGCACCACCTATTGTAAGTGCTGCGTTATTTCCAACTGAAGCGGCTGCTGATATTCCATCTGCGTCTAATGCTTGAGTATCAGCGGTAATAAATTTACCTTGAACATCTGAGCCTGTCATTCGACCTGCCATAATTTACTCCGTTTTTAGCCTAAGTTCATATTAATTAATGAATACTCAGTGTTAGCTGAAACAGCCATAACATCACCAACTTCTTGTAAGACGTTATCTGTTGCTGGAGCAACTCCACCTGCTGTACCACCTGATCTAACAGCTGCGTTACCTACAACTAAAGTTCCTACAGTCAATAATGCTGCTGGGCCTTTAATAACAGCCCAACCATAATAATCTGCTGTCATATCAATAACTGTAGCACCCATTAACGCACCTGTTTCTGTTGCTGGTGCAACTATAAGGTTAGTGTTTGGATTCTCTATAAGAGATAGCTGTGAGCTTGTTGTTAAAGCTGTAGCAAGATCATCATAACAAGTTATAACCACAGAAGGATCAGCTGAATGATCGTGTGCTGGATTAGATTTAACTCTAAGCATTTGACCTTCACCATTTACATCGTTTACCCAAAGGTAACCATCTGCATATTGGTTAAGTGTTAAGTCAGTTCCACCTGTTTCTACAGAAATAGCTGTTTCACCTGCTGCAACTGCTGCCGTTGCTGTCATATTAGCATGATCAGAAACAATAGCTTTGTGTTGTAAAAGTTTACCTGCTGTTACTGCAGTTCCACCTATTTCTACATAACGATAAACATTGTTACCATATACAAGTGTTGCACCTAAAGGGAAAAGCTGAGTTGCACTTTCAGAATAAGGATCAACAGTGCCATATTGACTACCGCCCTTACCAACAATTAAATCAGCAGGACCATATCCTGTTGCTGCTACATATTGAATATGTCCACCATCATCGGTAAAGATATTACCATTTGCGTTGATTACCAACCCATCAGTAACTGCACCTGTTGTTGAATTAATATCAATGGTTTTAAAACCATTTTCTGAACGGACTGGACCGCTAAAAGTTGAATTCGCCATAATTTCCTCCTGGAAATAAGTTCTATTGTCTCGGCTTGTCTGCTAGGTCAGTCGATAGAACAAGTTAATTAATCCTAGATACTAACCAAAGTATATATCAGATTAGTCTAAATGGGGAAGAGTTTGTTTTGTTTTTAATATTTCTTCTCTTGATTGAACAAGAGATTGATATGCATCTTTTACAGCCGGATCTTTGCCAAAGTAGTCTAATATGTCTTGGCCTGTCATTTCAATTAAAGATTGAATGGTAATTAATCTACCCTCGATGTCTTTTAGTTTTTCGTCTGAATGATCTGCCATGGTGTTTATCCTATCTCTCTTCTGTCTAATATTATAACCATCTAACCAATTTTTTACATTGATTATTTTTTTACTAAACTCTGAAAAAGTTTCCCAGTCTCTAATATCTTCGACAGTTCTACCACACCCTTGGCATCGGTCATCGAATGGGGCCATTGATGTCGAGCAAACTCCTACACATGGTGAATTCGCTAGACTTATTGAATCGTGTAAAGCTGTATTCATAAAACCTCACAGGTTTTTGTTGAATTATACACTTATTAACTTAAATTAAACAAACTTTATTATAAATAAAAAAAAGGGAGCCGAAGCTCCCTTTACCAATAAATTGGATTTATGCACCTTGTGATGCAAAGACAGCTCTTGGATTTGAGAATCCGAAAGAATATCTTTCTCTAGCTTTGAATCTGACATTGCCAGTATCAAAGTCACCTTCCATAGAAGTTGAAAGAGCAGATCTCTCGAAGTGTTTAAATCCGTCAGGACAGTCTGTTAACAAGAACCAAGCATCGTTGTCTGTTAAGAAATGGTTAACTGCGTAACCACCTGGGACCATTCCCATGTTCTTAATAGCATTGATGTCATTATCAGAGGTACTAACTCTACCTGGTGTGTTAAGCAATCTATCTGCCACAAATTGTAATTGTGGTGGAATGATTAGTTTCTGGCCCTGTAGGGCAAGAATCATGCTTTTGTCATCAGTGAAAGTTGATACAGAGATAATTGCATCTTCCAACGAAGTCTCATTTAAGTCAGAGTAAGTGCTAGGTCTGTTGCTTAAAGTACCGCCACCAGCTAATGGGTGAGCTGTACTTACTAGAGCAACACCATCTCCACCAGTAAAGCTGGATGAGAAAGCGTTGTTCAAAACAGCAGCTGCTTTTACTTGCTTAGTATGAGCCATAGATCGTGCTAGAGCTTTTGTATATCTAGCTCCTAATCTATCATATAGGTTGTCTTCAATTGCTTCTTCAGTAAGAGCAAACGCTAACGCGATAGTCTCGTGTGAATACCTTGCAGTAAAGCCTTCAGAAGCTGAATCAAATTCAACCGCATTTCCTTCTTGTTTTACTTTAGCATTCCCGAAACCAACGATCATTGTTTCTTCTTCAAAAGCACGGTCAGATGACTCGGTTTCAAAGATTTCAGCATGTTCGTTTTCGTAACGATTGTACTCCATTCCAAATAACGCATTCAGACCTGGTTCTAGCTCTTTGGCTAATTGTGATCTATTAATCGCCATTGTTATACTCCCGTTGTTTGAGCGTATAAGTGCTCGTTAATTTTAACAATCATATTGACGTAAGTAGAAAGACTTCCAGTTCCTAGAGCGTTATTCTCTGGGTCGTTAGAAAATCCAATAATTCTACACTGAGCTGTGCCTGTAGCCATAGTTCCACTTAGATCTACATTAGATCGTCCGTTTACTGTACTACCAGCAGTGTAAACAATATCAGCGTTTAAACCGACAACTGTTTGTACCACACTACCTGTAGCAGCACTTTGAACTTCAAACAAAGCATTAGGATCGTCAACTACGAAAGCCACCGCGTCAGAAGATGCAGTTGTGGTCGGCCAGTAAGGTGAATAAATCACTTCGCCAGCTGAATCAGTATATCTACATCCTTGAAAGACTCCCAACAGTAAATCGCCAGCAGCAGCGACTGCAATGCCGCCAGTGTTAACCATTTTTACCGGGTCGCCTGTAAAGATACTTCCGGTTGTACCTGTAAGAATATCGTACTCAGTAGTACCAGTGCTGTTAGAACTGCTACCAAGTTTTCCTATAGGTCTTAAACCGAATTTAGCATTTGTATTTGCCATAATAGTTTCCTAGTTAAATTTTATTTTAGAAGTTGTAATTACTTACCGCTTCCACCAAAAGTAACCTTCGATGATCTATTTGTTGTAATAGGCATCGATGGGTTCTCTTCACGCATTAGGTCGTTTTCTACAGCTGTCATTTGGTTTTGGGTTTGTTGTTCAAAGTATTCATTCCTTTGATCTGCGATTTCTTTATCAATTTTGCACAGTATCAATCCACCCACTCCTATAATTCCAGCGTGTCGACCATCATCGACTGTAGGCAAATCATGAAATCCTGGAAGCTCTTCAGGTCTTACTGGAACGAATCCTTCACGAAATCTTTTTGAGACATTCGTTTTGTCATCTTGTCCTAGTATGGCCTCTCTGATCCAACGATAAGTTATGCCTTGAGATTCAGCTGCTTTAATAGCTTCTTCTGGTAGCTCTAAAGCTGAAGGCATTTTCCAAACTTTTGGCCTGTCCTCTTTTGCTCTAGTGTCAGCACTCCTTGAAGTTCTAACATCCTTATCATCAATCACTTTATCTTTTCCTTCTGTCATGATTTTTCTAGCCTCGCTTTTTGTATTGCGTAGTCCTTAAATGACACTCCAAGCTTTTTAGCTAATGCTTGCTCGCTCGGTGTCAAGGCGATACGATTTTGTTTGCGTCCTGTCGATGTGTTGCGTGTGGCTGAAGCGACTGTCTGGACGGGTTTTTTGTCCGCTTCCACGTTAAACTTGTGGGGCAACTCGCGTTGTACCCTCTTATCAATCTCACTATAATACTCATCTGAGTCTAAGTCAAAGCCTTCGTTCTCTAATTCCTTGTGAACTGCAAAGGCAACAGAGGTTGCAACTTGGTCTTGTCCAAACCAAGTATTCTTTTTGGCCCAATCACGAGACTTAGGTGATGGCTCATTATACTCTTCAATAGTTTCTTGAGGTTGTTGTTGAATTTGCGCTTGTTCTACATAAGCGGCTTCTTGTTCTTCGTATTGTTTTTGCTGTTGCCTATATTGTTCAAGCCTTGCTTTATCTGATGTAGCCATAGTTAAAGCTTCAGTTGCACTAGCTATTGCTTCTGCATCTTGAGCTTCGCTGGCTTGTTTTAAAGCTTGTCTTGCTAAAGTTATTTGTGATTCAACTCGATTAGTAAATTCATCACCATAACTTGATTGAAAGGATTTTTGCGACTGTCTTAATTGCTCGTTTTGATCTTTCAAATCTTTGGCGTACTGAACAGCCATAAGTTCTCTTCTTTGAAACTCTTTGGCTTGGGCCACTGCTTTGTTAATTCTATTTTGTGCAAGTGATGCTCTTTTTTCTACATCAGATAAATCTTTTGCTTTTTCCTCTACTTGAGGAGACGCTTCAAAATCTTCTTTGATTTCATCTTCAGTAACTGGAGATGCTTGTTCAGCTTTTTCGTCTAGGACAATATCAACTGAATCTTCCTGCACTTCGTCTTCAACTCTTTTGTGCTCTGGAACTGCTGCTTTTTCAATTTTTTCGTCTGTAATTTCTACATCAATGTTTGTTGCTTCTTCTGCCATGATTTACCTCTATAAAGATTTAATGTCGTCTGGGTTTAAAATTGTAGCAATCACTTCGTCATCATTAATAATGCGAACTTCGTGATCATCTTCTAATTTAAAACGAGTGCCAGCATATCTGCCAATAAGGATCCAATCTCCTTTTTTAGCCCATGCTTCGTTGCCAAATTTATTTTCATCTTGGTAGGCCAAAGGTCCAACCTTTAGCACATAGCATATAACTGTGGACAAAGCTTCTCTGTCTACAGTTTCTTTTATTAATTGAATGCCACCATCAGTTACTCCTTTGCCTTTGTACGGCAATACCAATAAACGCCATCCTGATGGATCGGGCATTCTATCTAGTAAGGATTTTTTTAGTAGGGTGGGGTCTAAAACTTTAGTTTCAGAACTGACAAATGCTTTGTCTAATTCAGATTCAGTTTCATTTTTTTTTGCGACATCTTTACTCATCGTTATCTTCCATTTGCAGCGTTTCTTTTAAATCTTCTATAAGGGATCGAATCGCCGATAACTCTCCCATAAGATACTTGTAATCTTCCATCGATCTTACATTGCCCCCAGCAATGATGTCAACAGTGTTCTGTTCTCTTTTTCTTAAATTTTTAAATAAATATTCTGCTAAATTTACAGCATCCATGGCTCTCTCCTGCCTGTGTTATTTTATCTTCTAGGCCCAAACATTCCTCTGTCTCTTAAATTTGGGTTTCCATAATCGTAATCTTCAAACATTTTTTCTATTTTAGGTGGAGGTGTGTATATTGGGGCTGGAGTTGCCAAAGCTTCTCTAATGCTTTTTTGTCTATTTTCTACACTGCCATATTTCGCTATTGCATTTTTTATGCTTTCAGCCTTTCTTTCTTCTTCTTCTGCTTTTTTTCTTGCAAGTTGTTCGGTGGTTAGAGGCATTTCACCAATAGGAGTTCCTTGTGTTTGAAATGAAGGCGGAGGAGCTGGCATTGTTGGTGCTGGCATTTGATACTGTGGTAATCCACTAAAATCTAAATCTGCTAATCTAGGTACTTTTGACAAATCTGGCAAGCCACTTAAATCTAAGTCTTCAAAATTCATATTTGGAAAAAACCCATTAGGCTCCGGCATTGTAGGTGGGGGTGTAAATACTGGTTCAGGTGCCGGTGTGGGTGTCGGTTCAAACACAGGTTCTGGCTCCATTGAATAAGGCTCCATTGTAAAAGATGGAGGCTCACCAAACTGTAAGTTTCCATTCACATCTATGTATGATTGAACTGGGTCTGGCATTGGATCTGTAGAGACATCATATTGTGGAGCTGGAGCTGGAGCTGGCACATAAGGCGCAGGATCTCCTACTCCTCCTGTTGGGGGTGGTGCTGGCGTAGGCGCTGGTGCAGGAGCTGGCATCGGCATAGGCGCTGGAGGTCTATTAAATTGATCTCGAATTGGATCATATCCTGTTCTAGTTGGCATAAAAGCCTCTTGTGGTTGAACAGGGGCTTGATAACCTTCAGGCGTAAAATACGCAGGGCCACCCACCACGAGATTGTTTGCTGGTCTTGGGGGTGTAGGCATACGTTGAATATTGCGCTCTGCAAATAAGTCAGGCCTAGTAAGACCTGGAGGTGCAACTAAAACTCGATCAGACATTAGTTAATTTAACGTTTTTTGCTTTTTGCATTTTTTTTACCTTTATTCTTTCTTGCTGCTTCTAGAGCAATTGCAATAGCAGTTTTTTGTTTTTTACCACTACCCATTAATTCACTTATGTTAGCAGATATTGTCTTCTTACTGCTACCTTTTTTTAAGGGCATATTATTTCTTCTTTTTTACCTTGGCCTTAGTCTTAGCGACAGCTTTAGGTTTGGAAACTTTTTTTGCTTTTGGTTTGCTTTCTTTAACGACTTTGGCAAGGACTTCATTCGCTTCCTTATCGGCTTCTTTTGCGATTTTGTCGATGTCGAGATTTGCATTCTCATTGATGATCGGTTGATTGCCATTGATTCTACGCTCCTCTTCTTCTTTTAATTGTTTTTTGTGCATTGCTGCCATTTCTTTTCTTATTGAACTCATTTGTTACCTCGCATGATATCCATTGCTTTGAATTGGTTTTGTTGTTCGATTCTTTCTCTTGCTATGTCATCTTTCATCTTAGCAATGTCTTGTTGAATAACCAAACGTTGTTCTGCTAATTGATTACTTTGCATAGCCTTCATAGCATCAAACTGTTGACGTTGTGCAAACTCTTCACGCTTGCGTTGTACATCATCAGCTTTGATGTCTAACTCTTTACCTCTTAGTTCTACCAAAGGATCAGGTTGTGGAGGGGGTGGCATGAAGATAGAATTTATTTGTTCCATCAACTGAGAGACAACTGCAGCCACGTCTCTTGCCACCGACTCTTGTAATTGTTGTTGATACTGCATGCCAACTTCTGGTGGCAATTGTTGTATCTGTTGCAAGGTTGCTTGGAACTCTGGGTTCTGAGCATTTTGCTGGTCAACAATTTCAGCAGCTCTAAACGAAACATGCTGATAAATGTGTGCTTGTATTAAAGATAATACAACTGGGTTTGATTGTGCAGTAATGGTTCCATACAAAGATACATGAGAATTAATATGTGAATCATGATCTTGGCCTTGGAAAGCTTGCGCTGGCATTCCAGCTATCAAACTTGCATTTTCACTTGCAGGGTCAATCGGTTGAGGTTGAGGGGGAGGTGGCAAAAGCTGTTCAATGTTTTGCACTCCCATTGAAGCATACATTCTTCTGTAAGCTTCATGAATTCCAGTAGGCCCATGAATCTCAGGATTGCTTTGTACTGTTCTAAGAAGTTCTTGAGCCATGATGACTCTTTGACTCATAGAAAAAGTATTAGGATCTGAGACAGGTAATACATCTACCCTGTTATCAAAATCTAAAGCCTTAATGGTTTGATTGCCATTAGCTGTTGAATATGGATAAGCGGGTGGTAGATATTCGCCAAACACTTTGGATAAAATTTCAAACTCAATTCTTTGACTTGCATGCAGTCTTTTGTGAATGGCACTCATAACACGAGTGCCACGTTCTAACAGAGCAACCGTTGTACCGACTGGCGCATTTTGGTTTCCATCACCCACTTGAATGTCTGCGATAGATGCGAAACGCCTCCCACTGTCGACCAAGATCCCTAGGAGAGAGAGAAGGGTTTGACTTGGCTCCTTAAAAGGTAACGGTACAAAAGCGTCTCGCAAACTACCGCCGGGTGCGTCCATGTCTCTGAACTCGCCGGGCTGTAAAGGCTGGTCGTCATTACGAATACGAATTCCTCTAGCTTTAAATCCAGCTGGTAAATTAGATAAAGTACCAGCGTCAATAAGCTGACGAAGAATTGAAGTTGAGGCTTTCGATAAGCCTCCAATCATGTGAGTCAAACCAAAGCCATAGAAACCTAGGCCTGGTAAAAACTTGTAATGCACAAAGTAATTGGTACGCTGTTTCAGCTGATCATTTTCTTTGTAGTTTCTGCGAATAGATAAAACTTTGTTATTAGCAATGGTGACAATGTATGGCAATTTAATTCCAGTCTCTTCACCTTGAGCGTTCATATCTTCAAAACCTGGGATGTCTAGCTCTGTATGAATCTCATGCACTTTGCAAGTATCATCATCGCTGTAGCTTGGACTAACGCCTTGAAGCTCGTCTATCTCTTCTTGAATTTCATCTGTTTCATCTGCCATCATGCTTGCAGAATCTATTTTTACATCGCTGTAAAAACCAACTTGTTGCAATTTGCGTATGTCGTTCATTGACATGTTAATTACATGCGTGATTCTTGTAGCGCTGTGTAAGTCTGTTGCAGCATAAGGCACAATTAAATCTTCACTTGGAATAAATTTAGAGACTGCTCGTCCTAAGTTTTGGTCGTAGTAAACTTTTCTAAAAGCTGAACCAGATAGAGGTAGATAAAATAACATTTGATCAGTTTCAGGATCATATTCTTTCATGACCTGCATAAGCTGATAATTCATAAACTCTTGCACACGAGAAGCCTGTTGTTCAGTTTCCGGAGTTGTCATGCCAAGCACCTGTGTTTTGACTGGGCCTTGCGATGGTAAGAGTTCGTTGTAAGCTTGCGCTTGGAATTGGGTAACACTTTCTGCAAGCAATGGATGCATAACACCCGAAGCTCCTTCAAAGGGAGCAGATCTTTCTTCATACTTCATGCCAAGATATTCAAGGCCATTGCGATATGTTTTTTCCCAATCGCTACGAGATTCTTTATCAGCTTCAATGTTGCCCATCAGATCATTCTTTAAAGAATTAAGATCTGAATCATCTATGATGTCTGCTAAATTAGCATAGAAATCTGTGTTGTCCATAGGAGGTAATGGCGCGCCAAACTCGATGCTACCATCTTCCATTTGCTCAAATGAATCTAGCTCTGGGTTAGACTCAGCAACATCGACCTCAATGTCCATGTCTTTAGATCTGTCGCGTACTTTAAGGTCTACCTGCTCGTCAAAGGTAATTGCCTTATCTGTGGTTGCCATTTATTTTTTTCCTGTAAATGCTTTACCAAGGCCTTTGATTGCTATACCACCGCCTTTCATTTTTCTGATTTTTGGTCTTGTGAGTCTAGATGCCACATCGTCTCCTGGCATAGCCATAGTAGGACGTACGCTTTCAAAGTTTGATGTATCTGATGTTCTATTTTTTCCAACCTTGCCTTTTGCAGAACGAGTTTGTTTTTTCTTTTTAGCAACAGGCTTTCTTGAAGGCGTACGTTCAGTTGTTCCGCCTTTTTGAGCAACTTTTCCAGCGCCTTTTTTGGTTACTCCAGCTTTTGCTTTACCGGCACTTGGAGCTAGAATTCCAGGCGATGCTGCAGCCGCTAATGCAGTTGCTATTTTGGTGTTAGGTGCAATTGTCCTTGCAACTCTATTGGCTGCTTGCAAAGGAGCTGTTTTTGTTTTGTAAGCTTTTCTCAAAGCTCCTTTTATTAATTTTCTTATGGCCATTATTTTTTACTCCATTATTTTTTACTAAGGTCTTTTTTAATGTCTTTAATTGTTTGCCTTGCTCTTCTCATGCGAGCGCCGCCACCTTCATATGCAGTCATAGCTGCTGCTGTAGCTCCGGCTGCTCCAGCTACTTTAGCTGTAGTCTTGGCTGCTTTTACTGTTTTGTTGGGAAGATTCATTGGTTGTTTTTTATGGCTTGATGGCAACATGTCTTTAGAATCTTCTTTAAGATTCTGTTTAATTTTTGTTGTTGCTCTTTTAAGAGCCTTTGCTGTTTTGGATACTTTTCCCATTTTACTTTAGAGCTTTACCGAAACCTCTTTTGGCTATGCCTACACCTCTTTTTTTACCACCCTTTCTCATGCCTTTGGATTTTACAACGCCACCATTTCTGTAGCCTTTGGATGTCATGCCGCCGCCATTAAACTTCTTAGGTTTTATAGATTTTTTGTTCCTTAACTGTGTCTTTGGAGAAAGAACAGTCTTCTTAGCAGCTTCCATATTTTCTTTTTTGACTTTAGCAATTCTAGCATCTTCAGCCATGCCTTTTTCAACCCTAGCATCAAACTCTTTTTTTGACATTCCTTTTTTACTTTTCTGTGCATCAGATAGCATTTTGTTAAAAGGTTTAGACATTTCTTTTCTTTGCGCAACAGTCATTCTTTTTTTAATTTTTTTACCGCTTGGCAAAGTTTTCATGCCAGTCAGCTCATCAACTTTTTTAGTAATGGCTTTTTGAACTTTAGGATCGTTGGACTTAACAGTTATTTTTCCATCTTTAATTCTTTGAGCAGTGTCTTTAGTTAACTCTGAAATGCTTTTAATAAATTTTGTTTTTGACATATTAACCTCTAATAATATATTCGTTGTTTCGGTATTGGTTCATCGTCCTCTTCATCAGAGTCCAATCGAACAAAATTACCTTGACGAAATCTTAGTATAGCCTGTGTTGTTGAATCTACAAAATCATCGTGTTCACCAAATGGAAATGCTGCGCATTCCTCTATAACTTCCTCTGCAAATATGGCATCGGGAGCCCACACCATCCCTGCTTCAAACACAGGAGAGGCGCTGTGTACACGGGTGACTTTGTCCTTCCCCTTAGTGGGTCGGTAGTTCACCACAGGTATGCCCATCATTCTCAGCTCTTGCGTCAAAGGCGTACCACTTGCTTGAGATTCTACCAAGACAATGTCCGGTTGCCAATAGTTATATTCATCATAAGCTGTTGCTTTTAAATCTGGAAAGTCCCAGCGCCCTCGTTTAGCATCTAACAGCATGATGGATTCAGGTGCGCCATCGCTTGGTTTAAAAACGCCCCAAGTGGTAATGGCGCTATAGTCAGCAGTTTCTTTGGAACTAAAAGCTGTATCGTAAGACTGAAGTATGTAGGAGCAAGGAGGGGGATTGTCTTGCTCCCACATTTGCCACCACTCGCGTTTGAGTAGGGCACCCTCTTCAGAGGTAGGGTTTTGCATGTACTGAGCGTTCCACTTAGCCACAGGAATCGAAGCCTTTACAGCCTCTAACTCTTCAAGCTTCCAGAAGCCAGGCCACAAAGGGGTGTTGTCTTCCAAAATGGCAGGCAACTCTAAAATCTCCCATTGATCAGCATGGTCTTCGCTCATGCGCTTAATCAGTTTCTCAGTAAGATCCAATGTTGACCAGCGCGTCATCACAATCACAATAATACCACCAGGCTGTAAACGCTGGCGCGGGCCGGAGGTGTACCATTCATAAGCCGACTCAAGGGCAGTGGGCGACAGAGCATCTTGCTCAGAATGTGGATCATCGATAATGAGCAAGTCAGCGCCTCGACCTGTGATCGCGCCACCGACTCCAGCAGCAAAGTATTCGCCGCCTTTGTTCGTCTCCCACCGACCTGCTGATTTGGAGTCAGCAGACAAACTCACCTTGTTGAAGATTTGCTTGTACTCATCTGTGTCCATCAAGTTACGCACCTTGCGCCCGAACCTTGCCGAGAGTTCGGCGGTGTGAGTGGTTTGCATAATTTTCATGTCAGGCTTGAGGCCCATGATCCAACTCGGAAAGAACACAGAAGCAAACTCAGACTTGGTATGACGTGGGGGCATGTTAACGATAAGACGCTTGCACTTGCCTTTGGCCACAGCTTCGAGCTTTTGCGCAAAGAGCTTATGGTGCTCGCCTTCGATGAAGCCGTCCCAGACGTGCTTAACGTACTCGATGAAATCTGTTTGCGCTTTCTCGCGCACGCCCAGTTGCTTGATACGATTTTGAATTAAGACAATCTCTTTTAGAGCATCGTCTGGCACATGTTCTAGTTTTGTGTTTTTTGCAGGCATTTCAAAATGTTTTTTTCTGTGTGAAATATGGTACCTCAATAGGGGTCCCAAATGAAGAGGGGGGGGTAAAATGGTTTTTTGGGTAATTGTATATATCGATAGTTATTTATATACACAAAAAAAAATCGCCACGCCCCTATATATGGGGGTGGGGGTCAAGCAAAACTCGCAATCAAAAAATGGCACGCGATCCAATAGAGACCCAAAGTATGACATGTATGACACTTTGCTCGATGTCAAGTTTACTTTACATAACAATCTCATTCAGAAATATAATGCAGTGTCAAATTTAATTGTGTTAATTGATGTATGTAATTTGCTTATCAAGTGTTTATAAATTAAACTAACTTTAGTTAGTTGATATTTAAATAACCAAACAATATGCAACTAACATGGAGAAAATAAAATGGACAAACGATTAGACCAACTAAAGAAGCTTCAAGATAAAATGGCTTCTTTAAAATGGAGTAAAGAGGTATCAACATACCTTGAAATCTCAAATCAAATATCATCTTTAAAAGGCGCTATTAAAAAAGATGCTATGAGTCATATCATAGTTAATGACAATGGCTTTGGTGTTAGAAGAACGCTTAAAGAATTTAAAGATGAATTCATGCTAGGAACTAACATGACTGCTAACAAAAAAACCTTTAGTGGAATTCTTAAAGGTAAAGAGGTCATGGCTCATATTAAACTGACTCACAAGTCAGCGTATGAAGTGCAAGCTTCTAGCCTTCTAAAAATAGAGGGGTGGAACAATGCCTAATCATACCTCTAACTTTGTCGAAGTTGAAACTAATACAGGTTGCTCGAAAGAGCAACTTGCATTAGCTGAACTTAAAACCAAACTATCTATTCTAAAAGGTGGGTTTGATTTTAATGGAATGATACCTATGCCATCTGACCTAAAGAAAGCTTTAGAGATTGATAACCCATTTGATCATGGCGATGATTGGGTAAATGACATGGGACATTTGGTGCCATCTGATCCACTCACCAGAAAGCGATGGATTAAAAAGCATGGTGCTGATAATTGGTATCGATGGAGCATAGACAATTGGGATACCAAATGGAATGCTTACGATGTCGATATTGAGCTTGAGGGAGTTAATCGAATTCATGTCAACTTCTTAACAGCTTGGTCATGTCCAACTAAAATCTATCTCAAGCTAAAAGAGTATTGCGATGAGCATAATCTATCTTTAGATTGGGGTGTAAGCTTTGAGGGTGAAGATGAATACTTCGATCTGAAATACCAAGACCTTTTCGATGGGATGTGGCAATAGATAGACCAACACCAACTAAGGGAGCAATTGCTCCCTTTTTTTTGTGCTGGCAAATTTCCAGGTTGGGAGTTCGGGCCCAGCAGCTTCAGTAGTTTGGATCTTTAAAAAAAATTTTTACTATCATAAGAGTTGAACGCAAAAGAACGCAAAAAATTAAAAACGCCCAGGAACGCAAAAGGCCAGGATTGGCTTAACTTCGTTAATGGTAAACCTTAGACCACATCAAAAGAATTCAATGACGGGCTTCTGGTGCTGCCGTTTTTTTGAAAAGTTGTGTAAATTGTGTATAATATAGGTTAACCAACCATAAACCATTAAGGAGGACATTATGGGAAATAGAGCGATTATTGCTTTCAAAGAACCGAAAGCAAAAAGAAATGATAAACAGATACCTTGTATCTATTTGCATTGGAATGGTGGAAGAGACTCGGTTGAGTCTTTTCTGGAAGCTGCAAGAAGACTAGATGTTAGAAGCACTGATCAAAATTATTCAATGGCTAGACTAACTCAAATAATAAGCAATTACATAGGGGGGACGCTTTCGATTGGCTGTAGTACAGTTGGCGATTGGGCGTTAGACTTCTTAGACAATGGCGTTTATTGGGTGGATAACCTAGAAATCTATGATCGAACTGATACATATGAAGGCTATGAAGAGCAAAAAAATCATAATCAGGAAACAATGGTTCAAGAAATCCTAGAGATTAATGAGCCAATTTTTGGGGGTAAGTAATCATGAGAACATATAAAATAATAAGGTTCTATGAAAAAGATAGCTTTCTAACGCCTGCTAAAAGAACAATAAAAAAAGGGCTTACACTTGCGCAAGCCCAAGAACATTGTCAACGAGATAATACTTCAGGCTTTCATAATAATACAAGGTGGTTCGACGGATACACTAAGGAGGTGAAATCATGAGTCAGGCAAAATATATTGAAGCCCATTATACGCAAGTATTACAATTTGATATTGAAGATTTAGATATAGATTGGAAAGATGTCAAAGATTATTGGGTTAAGTGGGCAAAACTTCACATTGAACTTAAAAATGGAGAAGTTGTAGAAACTGAAATGTATCATGAATGTGATATGGATTGGAAACATCCAGATAAAACAGAAGCCTTTGATGAAAATTTTTACGAGGTGAAATTATGAGAGAAGGATTTATCTATGGACTACTTACCGCATTGGCGGTGAGTGTCCCTGTTATGTTAGTTGATCATTTGGCCATCATTCCTGCATTTCTGGTTTTCCTATCAGGCTGCTTGTTCAGTATTTCAGCTGGCGCATTTATAAAACCAACAAAATAATGGATAACATAAAAGCAATTGAAATTATTGAAGACATTGATAATGGTGTTTACAGTGAAAAAGATTTTATTTCTGCATGGCAACATTTAGTAGATACAGGCATAGCCTGGAAACTTCAAGGAGGCTATGGGCGCAAAGCGCATGAGTTAATTCAAAACGGTTTAATCAAACCACCGCAATAATTCCTCCAGGGGGTGAAAGTCCCCCACCTATTTTTTTTTACTATCATACGCAAAAACGCAAAAATTATGTTATGGTTCGCATATGTCTATGTTCATAGGCTAGTTTTCTCCAAAAACTTATAGATCCGGGGCCGCAAGGCCCCAGGATTTTTTTACTATCATAGAACGCAAACGCAAAAATCCGGATCCAGGCGCAAAAAAGCAGCTGGACGCAAAAAAAATGCGTCAGGACGCAAAAATATTAAGCTTATGTCCGCGTGAGTGGGAAAATGCAAATAATCATTCTCAATATAAAGTTTTTATTATCTGTAGTTATCTTTTTAATTTGTGTTATTGATTGTATATTTTGATTAATAACTGTTATAATTTGTATATAAGATAATAAGGAGAAAATTATATAATGCTTAAAATACAAGC